GGTATTGTTAGTTACCATACTTTAGGTTCCAACGCATTCAATAGCTCAACATTTTTACCATCAACAGGTAAAGCAGCTGATTCTAATTTACTAGATGGCATAGACTTACATACAGCTAGGAATAATGAAGCAAATAAAGTAGTAAGAACAGACGGTAATGGGTACCTAAACACCGGTTGGATAAATACAACATCAGGTAATACAACAGGTACTATATCTGATTTTTATGTGAATACTAGTGATGGGTATATTAGAAAAGCTACTAATGCTCATGTAAAGTCTCAATTGGCTTTAAACAATGTAACAAACGAATCGAAAGCAACAATGTTTTCTTCTGCTGCATTAACTGGTAATCCAACAGCACCAACACAAGCAGCAAATAATAACTCTACTAGAATAGCAACAACTGCTTATGTACAGAAAGAAGTAGCTGACTTAGTAGGAGGCGCTCCTGGAGCATTAGATACACTTAATGAACTAGCAGCAGCAATTAATGATGATTCTTCTTACGCTGCTAACATTGCAAAAGAACTAGCTTTAAAATTAGAAAAAGCATCAAACTTATCAGACGTAGCAGATGCAGCTGACGCAAGAAAAAATTTAGGAGTTGATCCTGCAGGTACAGTAAACTATTCACTCCCAGCAGGTTCATCATCTACAAGAGGTGGATTTAAGATTGGATATAGTGAAAACGGTAAGAATTATCCAGTAGAAGTATCTTCTGAAAAGATGTACGTAAACGTACCTTGGAACGATGATCAAACATTATCTATTTCCGGACAAACTTTAACTATAAGCAGTGGTAACTGTGTAACATTACCAACCAATACGGGACCACAAGGACCTAAGGGAGACACAGGAGATACCGGTCTTACAGGCCCTGCAGGTGGAACTGGACCAGCAGGTCCAAGAGGTCTAACAGGACCAGGAGGAGCAGCAGGACCAAAAGGACCTCAAGGTGACCAAGGCGACGTAGGAGATACTGGACCAGCAGGCCCAAGAGGTTTAACCGGACCAGGAGGTGCAGCAGGACCAGCAGGCCCACAAGGTCCAAAAGGTGATCAAGGTGATGTAGGTGATACAGGAGATGCTGGTAAAGATGGAGGAACAGGTCCAGCAGGACCAAGAGGATTGACAGGATTGACTGGACCAGGAGGTGCAGCAGGACCAGCAGGTCCATCCGGAGCAAAAGGTGACCAAGGGGATGTAGGAGATGTTGGACCCGCAGGAGCAAAAGGCCCTACTGGTTCAACCGGTCCAGCAGGTCCAAAAGGTAACACTGGAGCAGCAGGAGGAACAGGACCACAAGGACCAATCGGATTAACAGGAGGAAGTGGACCAGCAGGCCCAGCAGGACCAAAAGGATCAACTGGAAGCACAGGACCAACAGGACCAGCAGGAGCAAAAGGGGACACTGGTGGAACAGGTCCAGCAGGACCTACAGGACCAACCGGTCCAGCAGGACCCAATGGTGGAACATATCACTATACTAATTCAGGTGATAATGCAAGTAAATATAGATTCTGGGGTACTTCAGCTACTTATGGTATAGGAATGCAATCTGGTCAATCTTACGGTTACTTAAATGACTATGCCACAGTATTCCAAATGAATAATGACTCAGACCGTGGATGGGTTTGGAAGTATGAAGGTCAAGAAAATACTGACGGTGCAATGTCCTTAACTACTTCAGGTAATTTAAAAGTTAAAGGTGTTGCTGATGTAGGGTATGTTAGAATTGACGGTGTAGATGTAATTAATGCTAAAGGAGACTGGGTAGGTAATGCAACAGGTCTAACAGGACCAACAGGACCAGCAGGTCCAACAGGTCCGAAAGGAAGCACTGGAGCAGCTGGTGGAACAGGTCCAGCAGGACCACAAGGACCAATCGGATTAACAGGAGCAGCTGGTGGAACAGGTCCAGCAGGTCCGAAAGGATCAACTGGTAGTACAGGTCCAGCAGGTCCGAAAGGAAGCACTGGAGCAGCAGGAGCAGATGGAAATAACGGAGCAACCGGTCCAGCAGGTCCAAGAGGATTAACAGGTGCAGCAGGATCGAATGGAGAAGATGGAGGAACAGGACCAGCAGGCCCAGCAGGACCAAAAGGATCAACTGGAAGTACAGGACCAGCAGGTGCAGCAGGAGGAACAGGCCCTGCAGGACCAGCAGGACCAAAAGGTTCGACTGGTTCAACTGGTTCAACCGGTCCAGCAGGACCACAAGGACCACAGGGGTTAAAAGGTAATACTGGAAATACTGGCGGAACAGGACCACAAGGTCCAGCAGGTCCAACAGGTCCAACAGGTCCGAAAGGTAGCACTGGAGCACAAGGACCAGCAGGTCCAGCAGGTGCTGATGGTGCAGATGGAGGAGGCTTTGATGTCATTGTAAACGGAAAAACAGTAGGAGAAGGAATCAAAACCATAGAAATGAACGTAGAAGGATATAAAACTCCTCATATGAAAATAACAATAGGGGATGAAACATTCTGCTTTTCACTTATAGAATGTCCTAGGTAATAGAATATAAAAAATAATATAAATGGCAGTACCAGCAACTAATATATCACTTTTAGGATTGCGAAGAGAATTTGCAGATAATGACTACGGTAGTTCAACAGGTTTTACTAACGTAAGTCTTGGCGAAATATCTGAAGGCTCAGTTGGTACTGTAAATAGACTTAACCCAATTTTAAGATCAAGCGCTAGAGATATAGGGAAATATAGTATTGGTGATTTTAAGAGCTATAATCATAATTTTGACTTTATAGCCGCTGCTATTAAATTTAACGACGGTAAAGCTTTATTCTCACCTAAAATTGCTGAAGCAGATGAATATGGAGTAGATAAACTAACACCTTATGCAAAAGCATATTTAGCTGAAGGAGCACCATATGTTATGTTAAAGAAACTTCAAAATAATAAAAATAGGTATTCAACCTTAATTTCATCTGAAGGTGATCCTGTAGATATAGAACGTAATAAAAGTATAACTCATAGTAATATAAGCGGTACTGGACAATCAAAAGGTAATGGACCGGTAACATATGATTACCCTAATAATGGTAAACATGCTTATAAAGGTACATTACATGATAGCATGTCTCTGAGAAAAGGATATACATTCCAGATACTAAGAATTGAACTTAATTCTAGCAATAGTATAATCGATTTTAAAGATCTTTCTTATAGTGGTTTTAAAAATAATTCTAATTATATACCGTTAGATATTCTACTTGAAAATAATTACGACTATTCATCTTGGGGAGAAGGAGTCTATGTTTTAGTATTTAATTTCGGTAAATGGACTTATAGAAAAGGTCCAAGAAATAAAAAATACGGTAGAGCAGGAATCAATGCAGGAATTAGATACAGTGAATTTCAAATATTCAGAGCTAAAGTAAGTTAATTCCAAATTAAGAGATATTTATACATGCCCATACTGGATGAATTCAGAGGAACTCTCAATGAGACAACCCTGAGCCAAGCTGCAAAGGGTTTAAGTTTTGCAGAAGGTGCAACGACTAGGTCTTGAGTCCCAACAATAATAGACCCACGAGCGTCCGGCAATCGAAAGATTGAAGATATAGTCTGACCTATATAGTGATATATAGAAGTAGTAATTAAAAAAGCTACGATAACAAATGTGGGGAGCACAGTGAGAGATCATCGCCGTTCCTGGGTACCGCAGAATACAGGATAATTAACGTAATAGTTGTATCTTAAAATAAAATATGTTATATTGGTATAAGCAAGGTATTTATATAATTATTAAAAACACTTAAATACTAAGATCTTTAGATACATAAGTTATATGAATATTATTTTTCAAATAGACGGCGGTCTAGGTAAAAGTGTCATAGCTACTGCTATGATTGAGGTAATCAAAAACCGCTATAAAAATTCAAACCTTATTATAGTAACTGCATACCCGGATGTATTTTTAAATAATCCGAATGTTGATGAATGCTTTAGGTTCGAACAAATGAGCGGAGCTTATCTCAAGTATATAAAAGATAAAGACTGTAAACTCTTTGTTGAAGATCCTTACCGCAATACTGGTTTCTTAACCGAAAAAGAACATTTACTGGAGACATGGTGTAAAATTTATGGTTTAAAATATAATAACGAACAGCCAAAAATATATCTAACAGATCCAGAAAAAGAATACTTCACTCCTTTCTATAAAACTGAAAAACCTATAATGATAATCCAACCAAATGGAGGACCTTCACAACAGGGTTATAAATATGCTTGGACAAGAGATATACCAGAGATAACAGTTAATAGTTTAATACAGCACTATAAAGATACTTACACTATAGTACATATACGAAGACAAGATCAGTATGAGTATGAAGATACGTTAAGTGCTCTAGATGGATATAGAAGCATTGCCATATTAATACTTTTATCAGAAAAGAGAGTATTAATAGATTCCTTTGCTCAACATCTTGCAGCAGCATTAGGTAAAGAATCTACTGTATGCTGGGTAGCTACTAAACCTAAAGTGTTTGGATATGAAATGCATGATAATATCTTAGCAAATGAATTTACTAAGGAACCTGACTTTACAAATGCAATTTACCAACCTTTTAACTTAGCAGAAGATATTTCTTCAATACCGTATAATAAGCTTGAAGAAGTATTTGATATAAATAAAATAGTAAAATCAATAAATAAACAAAATATTAAATTTTAAAGTTGTTTAATAAAATTAACTTTCGTATATTATCTATATATAAAAAAATATAACAATGAAAAAAATTAAATTAACCGAAGAGGAAATTCAATCAATTAATAAAGCACAATCTGATAATAACATCATTAGAGTGGAGTTAGGTAAGATAGCAGTATCTAGAATTGAACTAGATATTAATGAAAATAACCTTAAGACAGCATTAGTTAATTTACGTAACAGTGAAACAGACCTTAATAAGGCTTTAACTGCTAAATACGGCGCAGGTACAATTGACTTATCAACAGGAGAAGTAACATTACTTGATACACCTGCTAAAGAAGAAGCACCTAAGGATTTACAAAAAATTGATCAAGCAAATGAAAGCAACTAAATTAACTGTTGACGAAATTAAAGCATTAGAGAAAATCGAAAACCATAATGTATCGATTATTAGGGAGTTCGGGCTAATTAATATAGCCCAACTCAACCTAAATCAAAGAAACGAAAGAGCAGAAAAATTCTTGAGTGATTTGAGAGAGTCAGAAGTTAGAATTGCAAAAGCATTAGAAGACAAGTACGGACCCGGTACTGTTAACCTAACTACTGGTGAATTTAACTCTACGAAATCTAAGTGATCTTAACAGACTGTTTTCGGTCTTTTATTCCTATTTATTATTGTTAACGGAAACACGACATTAAAAGTCCGGTTTCGAATTATTAACGATATTTATTATAGAACGAATAATCTAATATAAGATACGATGGCAGAATCATTAATCTCACCAGGGGTACTATCACGCGAGCAGGATAGATCTTTTATTGCACCACTTCCACTAGAAGCAGGGGCAGCATTTGTTGGACCAGCAGTTAAAGGTCCAGCATTTGAACCAACAGTTGTTACGTCGTATGGCGATTACCAAAGAACATTTGGAACAACTTTTTTATCAGGCTCAAATAAATTTGAATTTTTAACCTCTATAGCTGTAAAATCATATTTTGAGCAAGGAGGAAGCACAGCTCTTATTACAAGAGTTGTTTCTGGTTCATTTACTGGAGCTTCAAATACCAACATTCAATCAAAAGACGGTAATGGAGCACCATTTAAATTGCAAACTTTAGGAACAGGTGTTATTCTAAACAGTTCAACTAACGCTGAGAATCGCGGTCCAGAACTTACAGCAGCAGTAGCTGAGGTAGTAGAAGTAGTAGCTACTCAAGCTGATGTTGATAACGGAGTTATCGGAGCAGACGGAAATGCAGTTACAGCAGTAGGTGATATCATTACAGCAGGAGTAGCAGCAGTAGCTGCAACATACGATAGTGTAGAAAATAGTGATGGTTCTCTTAAAATGGGAGACGATGATAATCTTAGATGGGAAATTCAAAATGTAAATGAAGCAGCAGGTACTTTCTCTCTATTGATTAGAAGAGGAGATGACAGCACAAAAGCTAAGACAGTATTAGAATCTTTTAACGATCTTAGTTTAGATCCAAATAGCGAAGGCTACATTGCAAGCGTTATTGGTGATCAGTATAAGAGTTTAGGAGATGATGGAGAAGGAGCTTTCTTAAGCACGAACGGACAATACGTTAATAGATCAAGATATATTAGAATATCAGATGTTAACAGACAAACTGTTAATTATTTAGCTAATGACGGTGTTAATATTAGAACAGCAGCTTATACAGGTTCTTTACCAACAGCTTCATCAGGATCTTTCCACGGAGCGACAGGTACAAATTACCAATCAGACGAGCTTAATATGCACTTCGCCGATATTACAAACAATAACACTCAAGGATTAGTAGCAGAAAACTACTCAGATGGATTCGCATTACTAACTAATCAAGATGAGTATTTATTTAATATTATTTCTGCACCAGGTCTAATCTACAGCTTTGGTGATCATAAGACACAATTAGATTCTATGATCTCTTTAGCACAAGATAGAGGAGATGCAATAGCAGTAGTAGATTTATCACCTTACGGATCTTCAGTATCACAAGCAGCAGGACATGCAGCAGTAGTAAATAATTCTTACGCAGCATCTTACTGGCCTTGGGTACAAGTTGGAAGTTCAACAGGTAAATTAGAATTTGCTCCAGCTTCAACAATTATACCAGGTGTTTATGCATTTACAGATGCAGCAGCAGCTCCATGGTTTGCACCAGCAGGTCTTACTAGAGGAGGTATTCCTAACGTAATTCAAGCAGAAAGAAAATTAACAAGAGCACATAGAGATAAACTTTATTCAGCTAATGTTAATCCAATCGCTACATTCCCAGGATCAGGCATTTCAGTATTCGGTCAAAAGACTTTACAGAAAAAGAAATCAGCTTTAGATCGTGTAAATGTAAGAAGATTATTGATCGCACTTAAGAAGTTCTTAGGAGATCAAGCAAAGTCTCTAGTATTCGAACAAAATACTATAGCAACAAGAAACGTATTCTTATCAAATGTTAATCCTTACTTACAATCAGTAGTAGAGAGACAAGGTCTATATGCTTTTAGAGTAATAATGGACGACAGTAACAATACAGCGGACGTAATAGATAGAAACCAATTAGTAGGACAGATCTTTATTCAGCCAGCAAAAACAGCTGAATTTATAACTCTAGACTTCGTAATCCAGCCAACTGGAGCAACATTGGGAGAATAATTTTTAACTAAGATATTTATATTAAACAACAAATAAAATGGCAGTATTAGATCCTAACGAAATAATGTTTAGAGCTTTCGAACCGAAAGTACAGAACAGATTTATCATGTACATTGATGCGATCCCATCATTCATGATAAAAAATGTCAAAGCTCCTACTTTTACAGATAACGTAGTAAAGCTTGACCATATCAATTCATACAGAAAAATTAGAGGAAAGAGAGAATGGGCAGAAATGACTATGACACTTTACGATCCAATTACTCCAAGTGGAGCACAGGCTGTTATGGAATGGGCAAGACTAGGATACGAATCAGTAACAGGTAGAGCAGGGTACTCTGATTTCTATAAGAAAGACTTAACACTTAACGTATTAGGACCAGTAGGCGACGTTATTGGAGAGTGGATAATTAAAGGAGCATTCGTAACAAACGGAGACTTTGGACAATTTGATTGGTCTTCAGATGCAGTAGTTGATTTAGGGATCACTATCAACATGGATTACTGTATACTAAATTACTAGGAATTAATACTTAATATAATAAAGAGCCTGCTAACGCAGGCTTTTTTTTTTGTATATAAGTTGTTTCCAAAGCTATTTATTCATATATTTATATATAAACTAGTTTATAATTAATAAAATTTATGGAACCAAAATTTAAAATACCAACAGAAACGGTAGAACTACCCTCTAAAGGTAAACACTACCCGGAAGGTCATCCACTTAAAGAAGGTAAAGTCGAAATGAAATATATGACTGCCAAAGAAGAGGATATCCTAACAAACCAAAATTACATTACAAAAGGTATTGTAATAGATAAATTACTACAATCACTTATAGTAACAGACTTTCCTTACGATAGTCTACTAATCGGAGATAAAAATGCTATTATGGTAGCAGCAAGAATTTTATCATACGGTAAAGATTACGAAATTGAATTTAAAGGAGAAACAATTACTGTAGATTTATCAGAGATTAAAGATAAAGTATTCGATGAAGAAATCGTTGCTAACGAACAAGGTGATTATCAATTTCACTTACCTAAAAGTGGTAATGAAGTTACTTTTAAGCTTCTCACACATGGGGATGATAAAAAGATAGACAGAGAGATTGCTGGATTAAAAAAGATTAGCAAAGACAATGAGACAGGGGTTACCACAAGAATGAAACACATGATTACTTCTGTGAATGGTGATAGAGAATTAAGTACTATCAGACAATTCGTAGACCAAGGATTATTAGCTGCAGATGCAAGAGCTCTTAGAGAAGAATACACTAGAACACAGCCAGACGTTGAATTTAAAGTTTATCATATAAATGAAGACGGTGTTGGGGAGGACATCGACGTCCCTGTGACGATCAACTTTTTTTGGCCTGACGCTTAAGCAAGCTGCTGAATATAGAAGCAGTTTATTCCGGCAAATACACGAAATAGTGTTTCATGGTAAAGGCGGCTATGATTGGATCACCGTGTATAATATGCCGATATGGTTAAGAAAGTACACCTTTGGTGCTATAAACCAGTATCATAAGGAGATGAACGAACAAAATCAAGATAATCAATCTACACCTAATAATGTAGCAAAGGGACCAGATATTTCTCCCTCATATAGTACAAAGGCTTCTAAATAATAGAGGCCTTTACTATTTATAAAAAAGAAAGCATCAAATGGCTGACGATATGAACGTTGTAGGAGATCTCTCCGGTGGTAACGCACGAAAAAAACAATTAGAAGAAATAAGGAAATCCGCCGAGGAAGCTCAGCAGGAAATAAATGCGTTATCGAAGGAATTTAAAAAGCTCTCTTCAGTAGCATCCGCTAATAAGAACATCGGTTTAGATGTAAGTAAGGTTAAAGCCCTTAATAAATCTATGACTGAGATGACAGTCAGTGCTCTAAAATCATCTAAAGAAAGAAAAAAGTTTTCTACTCAAATCTTAGCAGCAGAAAAAGAACAAGCTGCAACTACAGAAAAGATTAAATCCCTTGGTGAACAAATAAAAGCTAGGAAAGAAGAAGAAGCTGCTCAAGATAAAATTGCAAACGAATTAAGAAAGCAATCTAGAGACGAACAATTAACGTTTACTACTAAAATTGCTAATGCAAAAGCACAACAAGCTAAATTAGAAGCAGATTCGTTTACAATGCTTGAACAAGCTAAACGTTCTGGTAATGAAGCAATGATTGCTGAAGCTGAAGCTGCACATCAAAAACAGATGTCTGCAGCTATGAAACAAGGGGATTTAGCAAGGACTCTAACTACTACATCAGAAGAACAACTCGCAGTAATACAGAAAAAAATTAATGCTCAAGAAGATCTAGTAAAGTTAGAACAAGAAGAAATATCTGCATTAACTGGACAAAAGACTTTAGCAGAAGAAATTAATACCGCTCAAGAAAGGCAATTAAAATCTGCGAAAGATCTTGAACAGGAAATGATAAAAGTAAATGCAGCAGGTAATGGAATTTTAAAAGCTTTTGCAAACTTAGGTCAGAAAGTTGGAGCTATGCTACCCGTATTAGGAGGTGCTTTTAATACAATATTCGGAGAATTAGGGAAGTCGCAGCAAATGTTTGAAGATGCAGTAGCACAAGGAACAAGTAAATCTGCAGCAAGTTTCCAAGCACTTACAGGTACTATTCAAGCACTATCTATGGCTGGTTTAGCAGCATTTGCTTCTCTTGCTTTAGAAGGAGCAAAGAATGCATCTGAGGCATTTAAAATAGTTAAGAAAGGATTAGGAGGAGGTTTAATATCTGCTTCTATGGCCATGAAATCTGCGAGTGGAGCAGCATCAGCAATGGGAATCCCACTCCAAGAAGCAGCTGGCTATATCGGTCAAATGAATGATGCATTAGGCACGTCATTAGGATTTTCTGCTAAACAAGTAACTACATTCGGTACTCTTACTAGAAATATGGGAGTATCTGGAGAAGCAGCAGCTAAGTTATTTAAGTTTGCTGTTAAGACCGGAACTTCATACGAAGACATGGCGGCTAAAGTTGGTGGAACAACGGAAAAGCTTAACGCTATGAACGGTACAGCAGTAGCACCTAAAGCTGTATTCGAAGAAATGGGTAGTGCGTCTCAGACGATATTACGTAACATGAAAAGCAACCCCGACGCTCTTATAAAAGCAGCAGCTGGAGCTAGAGCGATGGGTATGGAGATGAATAAAATAGCCGATGCAGCAGAATCTACCTTAGATTTTGAAAGCTCTATGGCTAAAGAGATGGAAGCTGAATTGATGCTCGGTAAAGATCTTAATCTAGATAAATTAAGAGCAGCAGCAGCTACAGGTGATCAAGTTACCATGCAAGAGGAGATGAAACGTCTTGTAATGGAAAATAAAGATGCATTAGATGGTAATGTCTTAGCTCAAGGTAAGATGGCTGATACTTTAGGTATTAGTAAGGAAGAGCTTAATAAGATGCTTAACACGACAGAAGATCAGGCTAAGATGGCTGAAAAAGATGCTGCACGTAAAAAAGCAAATGCTGAAAATGAAAAGAAAACAAATAGAGAGTTAGGACAAGAGCAATTAAAAACTTTTAAAAGTATAAATTCTTTAGCAGATAGAATACAAAAGTTTCAAGAAAGTTTAGCATTAGGAGCAAAAAGCTTTTTTGATGCTTTTATGAAAGGTATTGAACCACTTACTGATTTATTGCAAGACGTTTTTGATGCTGATGGTGCAACAGAAAAATTTAAAGTTTTTGCAAAAGGAATATGGCCAGCCTTAAAAGAATCTATGGGTAATATAGGTACATTAGTTAAAGATTCTCTTATGGAGGGATTTGGCGGACTAAGTGATGCTTTAACTAAAGAAGGAGATAGTATACTTTCTAAAGGAGGTATATTAGGAAAAATGCTCGGTGGGCTAGTAGCAGGAGGTTTAGGTGTAACCTTAGCTGTTAAAGGAGGTAAGTCTCTAATTAAGGCGGGTAAAAACCTTTTAGGTTTATTTACCGGCAAGAAAAAAGGCATGGATAATGTCGATGTTATTCAAGGTGCTGCTAAAGTTACAATGTCAGGTTCTGGTCCAATGGACTTACTAGGTAATAAAGGAAGAGCAGG